CTTACAGACATCCCAATCAAGCGTATCTCACGCGAAGAAAGTGGTTCACAACTCGTGGCTGTCTAAATCTCCAAGTCTTGGAGAGGATAGGCGCCGTAGTAGTTGCACTCATCACACTCGATCCTACTTCCAAACATGACACCAACCTCAACAACTTTCCAAATGTTACCCCCATCCAACTTAACCCACATTTAATTAACAACGTTGAGTTGTCGATGATAGGTCGAACACGTGATGAAGCATCGCTTCGTGACGCTTTCTTTCTTGCGTCTAAAGCTGTAAAACGCGCAGGTGTACATAGTCACCAACAAGCAGCAGCTGCCCTTCAAGTCGCATACACTGCGTTTTCCCGTACAATCCCTCTTGAAGAAGCATATGCCCGTGACTTTAGAACACACGTGTCTACTGGCGTTAGGCTCAGGCAAATAGCAGTTGACAATATGTTCAAGAAACCCCCATCCAATAGAACTATGCTACTACTAGCCTTGTTCTTTCTAATCCTCTCAGCCATTGTTGGTATTTTTAAACCTGCTTTAGCTTTCATCCCCTTAATTCCAAACCTAATTTTAGCTTATTTGTATTACCTCGATCGCAAATTGCTGAAACAACGAAGAGCTAGATGGGTTTATGAAGCCAACAACGGCTCAGTAACCTCAACAGTTTCTAATACATATTATCGCCCCAAAGAGGTGATCTTGAATCCGACAGCAAGATTACCCACAGAAATTCCCCCTCAAGATTCTTCTGGAATCATTACAACTACTGAAGAAACTCCTAAACCCCTCAGACCTACCCTTGAGATGATTGGTATTGTGCCTAGTGCCAGAGGCCCGCACGTACACCAGTCAAATCAAGCAACAGAGGTTTCTGCTCTTCAACAACGTTGTAATCTTGAAACACCACCCTTGGATGATGATTACTTTGCCTACTGCAAATCCCTGTTCGAAAATTCGAATTCCTATCGTGAACTCGTTGCGGACCCTATCCAATACAACCCAGACCCATTCAAAGTGTTTCAAGAGTGGGTTAAGCGTCGACCACAGAATCAGCAAAAACAAATGCGTAAAGCCTACGATTCTCTCAAGCAACATCCCCTTGGCACCCTTCCACCAGACTATGTTCGAAATATGTTCATAAAAATGGAGAAGAGTCAAGCGACCGCTAACCCAGCTGGCACCCCAACTACCAAACCCAGAACCATTCAAGGTAACAACCAAAACAACCGAATGAAAGTGTTTTGTGACCCCTACCTCCAACCATTGCAACAACACGTGTTCAGTCGTGAGTACACGTCATTCGTATTTGCTCCTACTCATCACTGTGAAGAATTAGGATCTCTCTTTGGAAAACATTGGGAGGACTTGTCTTCATATATGATGGCAGATATATCCAAGTGTGACACTCATTTACGTGGACCTATGTTACAATACCTCTTCGATTTCCTGATGGTTTTAGGACTTCCC